CGTGGGCTGGTCAAGAGCTAAGCAGTTGTCAAGCAGACAAGAACTTTCGGACGATGAAGTGATACGCACTTATAGTTTTTTAAGTAGAGCTAAGGTATATGACCAAGGCAAATATTTTGATGAAAACGAAAATGAAATATGTGGTTCAATAATGTACGATGCTTGGGGTGGTTCAAGTATGTTACCTTGGGCAGAAAGAACGGCTAACAAAATAATGGAAGATAGATCAAATAATAACCAAATGGAAAGAAGATATTTTAATATTGAGTTTAAGAGTAATTCGGAGGAAAGAAAAATAATCGGAATTGCATCTTCCTTAAACAGATCCTATGACATGGGTTCTTTTGACGAGGAAATTGATATGGATGCTTTTAACGATGCTGATTTTTCAGAAGCTGCTGCTTTATTTAACCATGACCAAAACATTGTTCTTGGTAGGGTTAAAAACAACACCCTGCAAATAAAAAGGGATGGTAATTCATTGGTATATACTATTGATCCCCCAGAAACAAATGCAGCTGAAGATGTGATGAAATTAATTAAAAGAGGTGATATTTACCAATCCTCTTTTGCTTTTTCCTTAAAGGAAAATGGAGATAATTGGCAAATGAAAGAAGGTAGAATGAAAAGGATTATTACAAGAATAGACAAGGTGTATGATGTTTCGCCAGTAACTTATCCGGCTAACCCAAACACTACTGTTGCTGCTCGTAGTATGGAAAATTATATTCAACAAACAGAAAATGCGGAATGCAATTTTTCGGAGTTTGTCGAATTTTTAAACAATCTTAAAAAATATTAAAATGTTGAAATCAGATGAATTAAAACAAGTGCGTTCCGCTAAGATAGAAGAAATGCGCACTTTGATTTCTGCCATTGAAACATTGGGAGCAAACGCTAACGATGAACAAAGGGCGAAATTAACTAACATTAGAACAGAGGTATCTAATATCGAAAGTGATATTGAAAATCATTTGGTATTAGAGGCTGAAGTAAAAAGAAATGCTGAATTTACTGTAAGAACCAAAGAAACTCGTGTTTCAGAGGAAAGTAAGGTAAAAAAGAATTATTCTTTTCTTAGAGCCGCTTCGTTATTGTCTAATAACAAAAATCTTGATGGTCTTGAGGCAGAGATGCACCAAGAAGCAGAAAGAGAATTTAGAGCAGCCGGTATTTCTCCTTCGGGAAATTTATTTGTGCCTAAAATGTATGTTTCTAGGGAGAAAAGGGATATGACTGCTGGTACTGGTTCACAAGGTGGTAACACAATACCTACTGTATTAGGTGACCTTATTCCATTTCTTGATCCTCGTTTAGCAGTTATCCAAGCAGGAGCAACTTTATTAACTGGTCTTACTGGTAATATTGATTTTCCTCGTAACGATGCTGCTGCAACTGCAACTTGGGAAACTGAAAATTCTGCTAACGACGAAACTAACCCAACTTTTGATAAATTCAATATGTCACCTAATCGTTTAGGTGCGTTTACTGATATTTCAAAGCAGTTGTTGGTACAGTCATCTATTGATGTTGAGAATTTTGTTAGAAACCGATTGGGTGAGGCAGTTAATCGTGCTTTAGATTATGCTTTAATTAATGGTGACAATTCAACTCAACCATTTTTCGGTATTTTAAATACTTCTGGTATTGGATCAGTTGTAATTGGTACTGATGGTGGTCCTTTGACATACAAGCATATTATTGACCTTGAAACTGCTTTGGCTACTGAAAATGCCGACTTTGGTACTTTAGCCTATTTAACTACCCCTGGTGTTAGAGGATTCTTAAAGAATACTGAAAAAGCAAGTGGTACTGCACAGTTTGTTTGGAATGATGGTGCGCCTCCGGTTGGTCAACAAGGTTTAAGAGTTGATTTATTAAACGGTTACCGTGCATTTGTATCAACTCAAGTTCCAAGTAACCTTACAAAAGGTGCTGGTACTAATTTACATTCAGTTATCTTCGGAAACTTTGCTGAATTGTTGATTGGACAATGGGCTGGTTTGGATGTAGTTATTGATCCTTACACATCTTCAAAAAATGCATTAGTTACTATTGTAGTTAATTCATGGTGGGATGCAGCAGTACGTCACCCTAAATCATTTGCCGCTATAAAAGATGCGGATATTACTGGAATTTAAAACTTAAAAAAATGAAAAATATTTTAATTGCTTTATTAGTATTTGTAGCGGTTGGAGTTACTGCATTTAAAAATGATCGTAGCAAAACGCTTAATAATAGTTATGATGATGCATCAAGTGTATTTTATAGCTATTCAATAACAGATACCATTACAAACACCGAAATTGACACTATTAACATTCCTGTTAGCTTGGTAAGCAAATGGACTGGTTACTGGTCAATAGTAGGTACTAACCTTAGTGGTACAAGTTACATTATGCCAAGTGTTTTACAAGCAGCATCTAGTACTGATTTTACAAATGTAGCTACACTAGATACTATAAATGCAAATGGTTATGTACAGTCTAACGAAGATGCTATAATTGGTGGTACAAAATATAGATTGATTTTGACTGGTGTTGGAACTCAATCAACTAAGTATACTGCATTTTTTGTAGCTAAAAACGAATAATGAAGGTTAGATTTTTAAAATCACCATCTGGTTTACCGTATTCCCTTGGATATTTTCAAGGGGATACGGCTGAACTTAACGATATTACCGCTAAAGAATTAATTGGTGCTGGTATTGCTGAATTAGTTTTAGTTACTAATAATCAAGAACTAATTAAACCAATGATAGAAACTAAGATAAGCGATAAACCTAAAAAAGCTATTAAACGATGAAACCTTGGAGAGTTACTGTTGATCAAGCAAATGAATTATGGACATCCGTAGAGGTGAAAAATTATTTGAAAGTTGATGACTCAACAGATGATACTCTTATTGCTGCAATGAATAAAGCAGCCAGGGCTGAAGTAGAATCTAGGCAAAATATAAGTACATTAAATAAAACAATTGTACAGAGATTTGAAAGATTTCCTTCCAGTTATAAAGTTGCTACAGATTATGAAAATGTAATAAAATGTTTGGTTTATCCTTTAGTTAGCGTAACATCAATTACTTACTTAGACGAAAATGGGGTTAGTCAAGTGCTATCTCCATCTTTATATGAAGTAGATACTTATAGAGGTATTATTGCTGAAGCAGTTGATCAAGATTTTCCTGATACATATCTTTCTTTAAATGATGTAACTATTACTTATGTAGCAGGGTTCGGTTCTAATTCAAATGATTGTCCTGCAGACATAAGAATAGCAGTATTAAAATTAATTGCGGCTATGTACGACAATCGTACAAATGGTATTCAGAGATTACCTACTGCTGCTGACATTATTTTAAATAGGTATAAATATGATTGGGTATAATAAATACGAACTTATTGGTAAGATGCGTGAAAGGGTTTTAATTCAAAATAAAACTATTACGCAATCCAATAGCGGATTCCAATCTGAAAACTGGTCTAATATTGCTACAATATGGGCTAAAGTAGATTACTCATCAGGATTTGAAGAAGAGGAAGCAGATAGAGTTGTAGGTCAGCAAAAAATTAAATTTACTGTTAGATTTAATGCGAATATTTCTATTAATAGTCGTTTTGTTTATCGTTCAGTATATTATCAAATAGAAAACATTAGTGTATCAGATGACAGAAGTCTTATGGTAGCTACAGGTTTTTTTAGACAAGGGTACTAATGCCAAGAAGACCAATTGCCTTTGGGCATACAAATCGTGGAACAGATTACAACCGTTTACGCACAGAACAAAGACGTGCTGAACAAGGTGGTAAATTTGTTGATAAAGAGTTTGAAGTAGAATGGCAAATATTTGATAGAGACGTCCAGAATGCATTAAAAATGATGAGAACCAATTTTAAAAAAGATTGGGACTTAAAAAAAATGGATTTACTTTATGACGCGGCTCAACCTATGATTGCAGCGGTCAAGCCGCAAATTCCTATTTATAAAGGTGGAGTACACTATAGGTATTTTACAAAAAAGAAAACTGACAAGAAGTCAGGACAAACTACTGAAAAAGAATATAAAGCATCATTTATACCAGGTCATTTAAGAAACTCTGTTAAAGTTCTTAATCCTTTTAAACCGAGACTAAAAAGGATTGACACCATAGTTATAGGACCTTTAAAGAACTACCCTACTAAAGTTAGTAGAGGACCTTTTGATGGAATAAACAAAACAGATGCTTACTACGCAAATTTCTTATATGGAAGTGCCGTTGCTTTCCAAACAAAAGTTTTATTGCAAGGATTTTTAAAAGCATTTCATGCATCAAGAGACGTTGTAATAAAAGGTACACATTCATTAATTAATGATAATGCTAGAGCAGCAGGACTAGACTATAAGATACAATGAACATAGGTAAACTAATATATGATATTGCTAGTACAGATTCTACTTTAGTTAGTTTAATTGCTAATAGAATTTTTCCAGAAGAAGCACCAAACACGGTGACCTATCCATATATTACTTTTACTAAAATAAGAACAGACCCTACAAGAGTAAAAGGATTAGTAAGCCCAAAAGATGATTACAAAGTAACTTTTTATATTTACTCTAAAAATTATGATACTACTGAAACTGTTTCATTAGCATTAAGAAATAGGTTTGATAACTTACAAGGTACATTTAATTCTATTAAATTAGATTGGTGTATCTTTGAAGACGAAATGACTGGTGATCCAGTAATGGATGACAAAATTTATTGGGTTGCAATTGATTTTATATTTAAAATAAATAACTTATGAAAATAAAGTTTGTAAAAGACCATCAAGATTTTAAGGTAGGTGATATATGTGAAATGTTTGACACTTATGCCACTATACTTATTAAGTCTGGTTATTCGGTGTTATATACAGGCGAAAGCGTTGAAATAATGCCAGTAATAGAACCTCAAAAGGAAATGGTTTATGTTCCAATAATTGTAAATGAAGAACAATTGTTTGGAGAGGAAGATGATTTTGCTGAAGAGGTTATTGAAGAAAAAAAGTTTAAGTCAAAATTAAAATAAAACAAAATGCCAACAACTGGAATAATGAACGGTGCTTTGTTAAGGCTATATGTAAATGGAGTCGCGGTTGCTTATTCGACCTCTGATACATTAGACTTATCAAGAGCAATGCGCGAAACTGCGCACAAGGACAATACGTCCGCTTGGGTCGAAGTAGCGCCTGGTCAAAAATCTGCTACATTTTCAACTGAATTAATGTTTGCGGATATTGGAGACACATCAGCTAATACTAAATTTAACACCTTATTTACTAGTTGGGATTCTGGTACGGCAATTACTTGTCTGTATACATCTAGTATAAATGGGGATTCTATTTTTAGTTTTACCGCTTTTATTGAAAGTTTATCACTAAATGCAGCTAATCAAGAAAGTGTAACTGCTTCTTGTAGTTTAAGAGTCAATGGTGCAATTACAAGATATACTAAAGTACCTCCAGGTGTGCCTACTAGTTTAGCCGCTGGATCACTTGCATCTACTAGTATTGGATTAACTTGGGTTGCTCCTGCGGTTGTTGGTTCAAGTGCAATTACAGATTATGTTGTACAATTTAAATTAGCTAGTGCAGCAGAATTTACAACTTTTGTAGATGCGGTTTCAACTACCCCAAGTGCTTCTGTTACTGGATTAGTTACCGCTACTCCATATAACTTTAGAGTTGCAGCAGTAAATGCTACATCAGGTCAAGGAGAGTATACTGCCTCTATTAGTGCTACAACAACTTAGTAAATAATTTTCCGATACTATTTGGGGGTCGGCAATGTGTTGACTCCCTTTAGTATCGGATAACAAATAAAAACTTTATATGGTATCGGTTAATCACATTGAAATTAATGGCAACAATATTCCTTTTAAATTAGGGGGTTATTCATTAAGTCTTTTTTTAAAAAGAAAAAACATTAAATTTTCTTTATTTAAAGAATATTTAGAAGACGATTTAAGCCTTTTGTATGAGGTAATTTATTTAGGTGTCGAAAATGGTTATCGGAAAGAACAAAAAGACAATCCTTATACACTAGAATCATTTGCTGAATTTATTGATGATTATAATGCTCTTAATGATTTTAGCGTGTTGTTAGCACAGTCTATGGGGGGAAGTAGCGAAGAAGAAAAAAACTAAGTGACCCAAATGCAAGACCTCTTGAAATTGAGGATATAGAGAGAATGTGTTTGGGTGACTTACAGATGACTCCAGAGGAAATGAATATGTTTGATATTGGCGAGTTAATGGTAAAGTATAAAGGTTATAAAAGCAAAATTGATTACCAATATAGACTTAGCTGGGAACAAACCAGATGGTTAGCTTTTGTAAATTTACAACCTCATACAAGTAAAAGTAATACGCTAAAAATCACAGATTTAATTAAATTTCCTTGGGATGATAATTTTAAACAAAGAGAACTTACCTCTAAAGATTTTGTAGAAATGGATTTCATGGATAGGATTGTAAAAGGTGAGGGTAACTTTAAAAAAGATATAGTGTAATGGCACAAGGAATACTTTCGATTAAAATACGGGCAGATGCTTCCCCTTTAGAAAGGGCTTTAAAAATAGCTGGCAGAGATATGACCGCTTTTAGTCAAAAAGCATTAGCTATTGGAAGAGGTATAACATTAGGTTTTACCGCTCCCGTTATTGGCATCGGAGGTGCTTTTCTAAGTGCTGCTGCTTCAATGGATCAACTTGAAAGAGGTATGACTGCCATCATGGGTAGTTCTGCTGAAGCAGGCAAGGAATTAAATAAATTAAAGGAAAGTGCAAAACTACCTGGTCTTGCTTTTGAGGAAGCGGTTAGAGGTTCTATTAGATTACAATCTGTTGGTTTAAAGGCTGATGAAGCTAGAAAAGTATTAGAAACATTTGGTAAGGCACTTGCCACTACAGGAGGTGGAGCGGTTGAATTAGAAGCGGTTCAATACCAGTTAACTCAAATGATTTCGAAGAATAAGATTCTTGCGGAAGATTTTAAGCCAATTCAATCAGCCGTTCCACTTATCGGCAAAGCAATGCAACAAGCCTTTGGTACAGACAATATTGAAGGTGTAAGGTCATTAGGTATTGGTGCAAAGGAATTTGCAATGAGATTAACAGAATCTCTTAGAATCTTACCTGAAGTCCAAAATTCTACCGGAGGTATTAGAAATAGTTTTGATAACTTAAAAGACTCAATAAAATTTGCCTCTGCTGAAATGGGCAAGGTTATATTAAAGAATATTGATTTAGATAGAATTATTGCTAACGTTGTAGATAGTTTAAAAAGATTAACTGAATATTTTGGTGGTTTATCTGATAGTACACAAAAGACTATTTTAAATAGCATTAAAAATATAGCCGTACTTGGTGCTTTGTCTTGGACAATAGGTCAATTAGCATCTTCTGTGGGGCATTTAACATATATGTTTGGTCAAGCAGTTAGTGCAATAATTAAATACAATAGAGCAACAAATACTTTAAGTTTACTTACTGGCGGTTACATAGCAATAGCTGCGCTTTTAGTTGGAAGTATTTATCTTGTATATAGTAATTTTAATGAAGCATCTAAACCAATTGAAACATTTAATAATTATTTAAGTATCGGTGCAAAAAATGCAAGAACTGAAGCATCGGAATTTAATTCATTAATAAATATGTTAAAGGATGTGAATATTTCCACATCAACTAGAGTAACAATAATAGATCAATTAAATACAAAATATTCAGATTATTTACCAAAATTACTTACTGAAAAAACATCTTTACAAGAAATAACAACTGCTCAATTAGAAGGCAATGATGCATTAAAAGCAAAATTTAAATTACTAGCTGCAGAAGGAGTTGCTGAAAAACAAAAAAATAAATTAATTGATTTAGAAACTAAGTTATTTGAATTAGAAGCAAAAAGGTCTCAAGGTAAAGTAGAAAGAACAACTGGTTTAACTACAGGATTAAATGTAAGTGCTGGTTTAATAACATATGATTTAACTGCTAATGCAATTAAAAAAGTTAAAGAAGAGATATCTGTTTTAACAACTGCTTATGATAATACAAATAAAAGTTTAGTTTCTTTAAATATAGAACAAGAAAAATATAATAAAATAATTAATGATAAAAAAATAATAGCTTTAAGATATGAAATTGAAGATTTAAATTTAGCCATTGATGTTTCCACTAGAGAATATGGAAAAAATAACGATAATGTAAAAAGGTTAAAAGGTATATTAAGTGAATTACAATTACAATATAATTATTTAACAAATACAGTAGTAGATAAT